TCAATAAGGTTGCTGATAGATTTTTAGATTTAGCAATAGATCAAGCCTTTGGTTCTTTTGGAGGAGGTGGAATATTTGGATTTTTAGGTGGTATTTTTGGAGGAAAGAAAACCCCTGGAAAAGCTGCTGGAGGTCCAGTTAGCGGTGGAAAATCTTACATCGTAGGAGAAAAAGGTCCAGAATTGTTTAGCCCAAGTGTGTCAGGAATGATTACACCAAATCATGCACTTGGTGGCTCAACAAATATCGTTGTAAACGTAGATGCTTCTGGTTCTTCTGTTGAAGGAGATGAACAACAGGGTAGAGAACTTGGTAAATTAATTTCTGTTGCTATACAATCAGAGTTAGTTAAGCAGAAAAGACCTGGAGGACTATTAACATAATGGCTACTTTCCCCTCTATAAATCCTTCGTATAATGCTCAAAAAACAACCTCTTCACAAATAAGAACCACTCAGTTTAATGATGGCTACCAGCATAGAATTAAGTTTGGATTGAATACAAGACCTTACGTTTGGTCTTTAACTTTTGATGTTAGCGAAAGCGAATCTGATACGATAGAAACTTTCCTTGAAGCAAGATCAGATGATGGTGCTTCTTTTGATTGGCAGCCTCCTGGTAGTGCTGTTGCTTATAAATGGATATGCCTTCAATGGACAAAAAGAATACCTTTCTTAAATAGAGCAAGTTTGAACATGACATTTCAACAAGTATTTGAACCTTAATGACTACCCCTGTATCAGAACTACAGAAAATAAATCCTAGTAGTATTGTTGAGCTTTTTCAGCTTGAATTAATTACTGCTATTCATGGATCTAATACAAAGTATTATTTTCATAATGGAACGAATACTAATGGAAATAGTAATTTAGTTTTTAATAATATTGAATATACAAAAATGCCAATAGAAGCTGAAGGCTTTGAATTTAATGGCAAACAAACTCCTAGACCAAGATTAAGAATATCTAATATACTAGGAACTTTTACAACAATATTACTTACACTTCCTCAAGGATTAGAAGGAGCAAAAGTTACAAGAGTAAGAACTTTGGCTAGATATGTTGATAATGCAAACTTTACAGGTGGTGAAATTCTTTTAGAAAATGGTTCAAATTTATTATTAGAAGATGGTTTTGCAATAGACATGGATCAAGGTATAAATCCATTTGGTACTCCAGATCCTACTGCTACCTTTGATGAGCAAATTTTTATAATTGATCGAAAAACTACAGAAAATAGAGAAATTATTGAATTTGAACTAGCTGCTACCTATGATATAGCTGGTGTTAGATTACCAAAAAGACAAGTATTACCAGCAGACTTCCCTGGAATTGGTACGTTTTTCTCATAATGTGGCGAGATGATGCACTAAAACACGCAATAAAAGAAGATCCAAGAGAGTCTTGTGGTCTTTTGATAATTAAGAAAGGGAAAGAAGTTTATTTTCCCTGTAAAAACTTAGCTTTTGAACCGACAGATCAATTTATTATTGATGCAGATTGTTGGGTAGAAGCGGAGGATCAAGGAGAAATAGTCGCTGTTGTCCATAGTCATCCTGTTACGAGCCCTAATCCAAGTGAAGCTGATAAAGTAGCTTGTGAAAAATCAGATTTAAAATGGTGGATTGTCCAACCTAATTTAAAACAATGGGGATATTGCGAACCTTGCGGTTATAAAGCTCCTATAATTGGCAGGAAATGGGTTTGGGGTGTTACTGATTGTTGGAGTTTATGTAGAGATTGGTATAAAGAAGAATTAAACATAGAACTTATAGATTGGATAAGACCAAAATCATCAGAGGAATTTATAAAAAACCCAATGTTTGCAGATTGTTTTGCAAAAACAGGATTTAGAGAACTGTTACCGACAGAAGATTTAAGGTATGGAGATTTATTATTAATGTCAATAGGTAGTAGCGGATTAAATCATATTGGTGTTTACTTAGGACAGCAAACAGTTTTGCATCATTTACAAAATAGATTATCAAGTCGTGATCTATTAGATGAATGGCTGTTAAAATGTATAGGTAAAAGGATTCGTTATGCTGCGTAAAATTAAGCTATACGGAGAACTAGCAAAGTTTCTAGGTCAAAAGACTTTTGAAGCTGAAGTACATAGTGCTGCACAGGCAATGAGATTTTTAGTGGTTAACTTTCCACAGTTAGAAAGACACATGATAGATAGATACTATAAAGTAAGTGTTGGAAGCTGGGAGTTAACACAAGAAGAGTTAGTTTACCCAAATGGACAGGAAGATATAAAAATTATTCCAGTTGTAGGAGGAGAAGGAGGATTTAAAAAAGTATTACTTGGAGCAGCTTTAATAGGAGTTGGAATACTATCAGGTGGAGCTACTTTTGCAGGGGGTAGTTTTACTGGAGTTGGTTTTTTAGGGGGAACAACAGCAGTACTTGGAAATGTAGGTATAGCTTTGGCTTTAACAGGTATAGCAGAAATGCTTACTCCTGTTCCTACTATTGGAGAAATGGAACAAGATCCTAGAAATTCATTTAATTTTAGTGGCATACAAAATACAAGTCGTGCTGGTGTAGCTGTTCCTGTTATTTATGGCGAAGTTTTAACTGGATCGGTAGTAATATCTGCTGGTATTGAAACTGCACAGGTGGAAGTATGACTAAAGTTTTAGGTTCTGGTGGTGGTGGTGGAAAAGGAATTGGAGGAGGCGGAGGAACTCCTACCGAAGCTAAAGATAATTTAGATTCTAAACAGTTTGCCAAAGTGTTAGATTTAATTGGCGAAGGAGAGATAGAAGGATTAGTAGATGGTGCAAAATCTATTTTTCTTAATAACACACCACTACAAGCTGCTGATGGTACTTTTAATTTTAAAGATGTAACTTTTGAATCTAGAAATGGTACTTCTAGTCAAACTAATATTCCAATAACAAAAAACGTAGAGACTACAAAAGCTACAGGATTTTCTACAGTTCCACAGTCAACACCTAAAGTTATTCAAATTACAGATTCTAGTGTTGATGCAGTTTCAGTAACTATTACTGTTCCAGCTTTGCAATCCTTAAGTGATAAGGGAGATATTTTTGGTACAGAAGTTCAACTGCAAATAGCTGTTCAGTATAGTGGTGGGTCATATTCGACTGTCGTTTCTGGTAATGCAGGAACTATTACGGGTAGAACTCCTGATGTTTACCAAAGAGATTATTTAATAAATTTAGATGGTGCTTTTCCTGTAAATATTAAAGTTACCAGAATTACTGCTGATAGTGCTTCTGTTAAATTAGCTAATGAAATTCAATTTAACAGTTATGCAGAAATTAAATATGACCAAAGAACTTATGCTAATAGTGCATTAGTAGGATTAAAAGTTGATGCTGAACAATTTACATCTATTCCTACTAGAAAATATTTAGTAAAAGGCATAAAAGTAAAAATTCCTCATAACGCTACTGTTAATTCTGATGGAAGTTTATCTTATGCAGGAGTTTTTAATGGAACGCTTGGTGCTGCTCAATATACAAATGATCCTGCTTGGTGTTTATACGACCTTCTGACCTCTTCTAGATATGGATTAGGAGATCATTTACAGGAGTCAGGTTTAGATAAGTTTAGTTTTTATGCAGCATCAGTTTATTGTTCTGCACAAGTCGATGATGGTACTGGTGCTGGCACGACAGAGCCTAGATTTAGTTGTAATGTTGCGATCCAAAATCAACAGGAGGCTTATAACGTAATAAATCAAATGTGTTCTGTTTTTAGAGCTATGCCATATTACGAAACTGGTAGTTTGACTATTACACAGGATGCACCAAAAGATTCAAGTTATTTATTTACGTTAGGCAATGTCATGCCACCAGGCTTTACCTATCAAAACACATCTCAAAGAACTAGACCTACAGTCGTAGTTGCTAAATATATGGATTTAGAACTGAGAGATGTTAATTATGAAGAAGTTATAGATACTGCGAACCAAGCTAGATATGGAAGTGTTGTAAAAAATATAAATGCTTTTGCCTGTACGAGTAGAGGGCAAGCGAATCGTTTGGCAAAGTGGTTGCTCTACATGGAAAATGTGGAAAGAGAAGTGGTGACATTTTCTACTTCAATAGATGCAGGAGTTATTGTTAGACCTGGACAAATCATAGAAATAGCTGATCCTGTAAGATCAGGAGAACGTAGAGGTGGTCGGATAAGTGCTGCTACAACTACCGCTATAACTGTAGATGATGTAACAGGACTTACTTTTTCTGTTGGTTCGACTTTATCCGTTGTTCTTTCTGATGGTTCAGTAGAAAATAAACCTGTTAGCGGTATATCAGGAAGCATAATATCAATATCAGGTGCTTTTACTTCTGCTCCTAATGTAAATAGTGTTTGGATTTATCAAACAACAGATATTCTTA